TGTACTTGTTGCATATTCTATTGCACTATTTGAGTTTGACACTCCTGTTGATACTGTTACACTTGATACAGTTGTACCACCATTTTTAAAGTTTACTGTAGTTGCACCTGTCAATGTATCACTTCCAGAATTTACACTCAAGTTTGCAAGTACAGGAATGTATAACACTTCTTGTGTTTCTCTAAATATCTTTGTGTTAGACATCAGCTTTGTTACACTTCCTTTATGTCTTGTAAGTGTTTGTGTTGTTGCACTATTGGATGAGCTTGTTATATCAAACCCTTCCTCAAAATATCCAACACCATCAAAAGCTAAATATATAGAGCTGATAGCATCAAGACTTGTACCTGATGAATTTTTAGGTGTTGCCGTTGTTTGTACCCAAACATTTACACCATTGCTACCAAACGTACCACTAAAACTATATGCTATATAATCTTTTATAAGTTCTCCTATCTCAAATATAACATAGTTGTTATTTCCTACTTCATTCTTTACAAGTTCGTAAGTTGTAGAAGGACTTGCTTGAAAAGCACCACTATATATTGCAAGTGTCAAATTACAACTTGCTAGGTTTGTGTTTTCTAATTTAAGATAGACAGGACTGTTTATATTTATTTTTTCTATTGCCATTATAATTCTTTTTCAAAGTCATTTACAAAAGTCGCTATTAATTGTGGTGGTAATGTTTCAAATCTTTTCTCAAAAGGTTTTGTAAAAAACAAACTGGGTTTTATGCCTTGTTCAAATATTGATCTTGCTATTATATAATTAAGACCTTTTCTTTTGGTAAACCTAC